GCCCACGGTGGCCTGCATGGCCTCCAGCGTCAGCGGGTGGTCAACGGCGCGGGCGTCGGTCGTGTCGATCAGAAAGGCGTTGAGCATGGCGGGGCTCCTAGTGGGTGAGGGTGCAACGGGTGAGGGTGTAGCAGAGGACGGCAATGGTGACATACACGAGCCAATCGGGGATAGGCTCCGGGCGCCGGCTCATCCGTCGCTGTCCTCGTGGCAGGTGCAGACGGTGACGGGGAGCCAGCAAGCCGGACAGTTGCGCGGCGGGGGCGGCGCCGGGGGCGTGTCTTGGCCCCCGGGGTTGCGGGTTGGGGCGGTCATGCGGCCGCCTTGGCGCGGTCCGGAAACAGCGCCGCCACGGCGAACATCAGATTCACCCGGGCCTGCTCGGCGTTGTCGGCCCGGGGGAGTACGTAGGATACGGGCGGGATCATGCCGGCGCCGGCGGCCTTGGTCACGGCCTTGCTGATGCCGTCCGGCCCCAAGCACTTGCCCATTGACTCTTGCTGTTCCTTCGGGACGGTCCAGAGCGCTTGGAATCCGAGCGACCGGTAGACGCCGGCGTGACCGATGGTGGCGGCCACAAGGTCCGCGCGCAGCGGCTCCTCGGCGCGCTTCAGCATCATATCGACGAGCTGCGTGTAGCCGTGGCGCTTGTAGGTCACGGTGCCGTCAATGGCCCGCAACTCGACCCGGTAGCCGGCCGCTTCCAGCGCGTCGGTGAGGACGATGGCCTGCAGCGCGTTCCAAATCAGCTGCTCGTGTTCGACGCCAGCGCTCGCCATCCATCCGGCCGACAGGCTGATGACGGCCGGGTCATCGACCCGCACCGGGGCGCGGCGGGTCCATGCCGTCTCCCACTGGCCAGCCAGCGCGGCGTCCAACCGGAGCTCCTCGCCCTCGTCGCCCGTGATGCGGCGCCGGCGGGTGATGGTGCCGGCCGGGATGGCGCCGGCCAGCTGGTCTCGGAGCTCCTCGGCCCGGTCGGCGCCTTCTTGCCAGCCCGCCGCGAACAGCTGGCGGGCTTCCTCGACGCTGCCCAGCCAGCCGGTCCAGCTGCCGCCCATGCGGCCGGCAGCCTTGGCGAACCCGGCCCGGTTGCACGGCGGGGCGTCGGCCGCGCTCAGGGTGGCCAGCGTGGCCACGTCGAGGCGCGTCGCGGTGAGCTTTAGCGCATCGTTGACGGTGTGAACGGTGCGGTTCATGACGCCACCCCGCACGCCTTCAGGTCGGCGTCAGTCCATCCGGCCAGCTGGGCCCGCACGGCATCCGCGACCGGGACGCCGTGGCAAACGTGCGCCACCTCGGCCCGCTCGATCATGCGGCCGGTGACCCAGCGGCGAAGGCCCAAACTCCGGACCTTGGCGCGGATCCCGTGGAACGTGTCCACGACGGCCGGGACGCCGCAGAGCGAGCGCTCCAGCTCGGCGTCGTAATCGCAGTTGAGCACGACCCAGCGGTCCAAGCTGGCCGCATCCAGCTGACTCCGGCCGGTGTAGAGCCTTGAGGCGCCGGTGCCGTAGGTGTTCATGGCGCTGAACAGGATGAAGTCCGGGTGGCGCTCAATCACTTCCCCGCTCGGCGCGGCCCAGCGCTTCGCCTCAAACATCCCGTTCGCGGCGGTGAGGACGTTCGCGTCCAGCCCGTCCATTTCGTCGAGTAGGAAGACCCCGCCGTTCCGGAAGTAGTCCACCAGCTCCGACGCCCGGTACACTTCTTCGCCCGTGCTCAGGTTCGGCGTCATCCGGCCGAACAGCTTTGACTCGGCCACGCCACCGGAACAGCTGAAGGGGTGGAAGCGGAGCCCCAGCGCCTCGGCCACCTGTTCCGCCAGCGTGCTCTTTCCGGTGCCGGCGTCGCCAACCAGTGCCACGTTAAACCGCATCCCGTTGCGCCGGGTGGATGCGGCCCAGCGCAGCGCCTCCAGAAGCAGGGTATGCGCCTTGCCTTCAAGCTGCACCTCGGGGAGTCCGGAGATGGAGACTCGGACCGTGGGGGCGCCGGTCGGCCGGCTGGCAAGTTCGGCCTCCAGCGCCGCAATGCGGGCGCCGACTCGGGCATCGACAACAGCGGCCAACAGGGCGTCAAGCGACCCGGCAGCGGCCGGGGCAGGGGCGGACGGGGTAGCGGTCAAAGTTTGCAGCATGGCGGGGGGCTCGGTTGTGGTGGACGTGGTGGACGTGGTGGACGTGCCGGGAAGCGGCATCCCGGGCAGCGGCGGGGCGCCACGATGGTTGACAAGGTGCGCCGGCTCGACCTGCACCATAGCGGCGGTGACCTTGCCGGACTTCGGGGTCTTCCAAACGAACGCGACAATGGCCCAGCGGCCGTCAGCGTCCACGCCTTCGACGATGCCTCGCGTCCCTTCGGGGATGGTGACGGGGAACCGGGCGCTATGCGTCAGGACCTGATCCACGGTGCCGGTGTAGCCGTGCGCCTTCAGGGTGTCGAGCACGTCAGCCGGGGCGGTCGGCGTCATGATCGGCCGGGCATCGTCCAGCGCCGGACCGAGCTTGACCTGCCGGCCGGGCTCGTGCCCGGCCAGCGTGTCGAGGGGATAGCGGTCGAGGGTCATCTAGACCGCCTCCGCCGCCCGCCATACGGCGCGGCCCTGTTCGCGGTGAATCTGCCCGCCAATGTCATTTTCGCGGCGAGCCTCGCGGATGGCGTCGGCCTTGCCAGTGGCCTCGACATAAAACCGGATACCGTCGCGTTCATCCCATGCCGGGTATTGAACGGTGACGGTGACAACGTAGGGTTTGCGCATTGGCGGGGGCTCCTTCTGAAGGTTGGCGCTCCGGGCCAGTCCCGGGCGCGGCAGAATGGTAGCACCGGGCCGGGTGTCTTGTCAAGTACAATGTTTTGCCACTCTCGAAGATGGGGGCGCACCGTGTCAACGGCACCGGGTCGGATCGTCCAGGCGGTGGCCGGATGCCGTGGCCAGCGCCGGCCGGGGACTGGCAAACGTCGGGCAGGGCGAGGACGCCGGGGGCGCTCGGCTGACGGGATCGGCGTGGGCTCTCTTGCCCGGCCGAGGTCCTCCCGGGCGCGTGCGAGTCCGTTAGATAGCGCCGCGTGGCCTCGGCGCCTGCCGGCTGGCAAGCGCTGGCAAGCGCTGGCAAACGGAGCGGGCGGCGCGGCGCGGGCTCGGCGCAAGGCGGAAGACGCGCGGCGCGTGCGCTGGCGCGTGCAGGCGCGTGCGGGCGCGAGCGCGAGCGCGGGCGCGTGCGCGTGCGCGTGCGCGGGCGGGGGGGGGTATACCCCCGGCGCGGGCCGCTGGGTTGCTGCACCACCTCCCACCGGCCAGTGCCCGCGTGGTACAAGTCAACGCAGCTAGCGCGGGTGGCTGGCGCGGTGTAGCCTCAGCGCATGGGGCGCGTGGTACAACTCAATGGAGGAGGCGCAGATGGCGATGGCGAAGGAGGCGGCGGTCCCGGCGGTGTTGAGCGCGATGGCGGAGGGGAAGACGCTCAAGGAGGCGGTAAAGGCGCTGGAGGTGGGCGTGTCGCACGGGACGGTGCGGCGCTGGGTGGATGAGCGCCCGGAGTGGGTGGAGGGGTACCAGCGGGCGAAGAAGTTGATGGCGGCAGCGCTGGCGGAGGAGGCAATCCAGGTGGCGCGGGAGACGACGAATCATTCCAGCGCGGCGGATCGGTTGCTGATTGACACGCTGAAGTGGGCGGCGGCGAAAGCCAATCCGGCGGAGTACGGGGAGCGCCAGACGGTGGAGCACCAAGGCGCCCAGACGCTACAAGTCAAGGTGGTGGAGGAGGAGGCGCCGGGAAGAAAGCTGCCTATGGAAGAAATGACCCGGAGAGTCAGCGCCGAAGTGAGCAGTATGCTGGTGGCGCAGGTGGTGACGCCGGCCTTACCGGCCGGAGAGTAAACCCAATCCCTTCTGCGCAATATGCCAAAACACCTCGCGCAAAAAAGAAAACAGACCAAGGAACCCCGAGGCTGTTCTTCGGGGTTTCTTGGGGGTGACTACAGTGTCACCCCTGACACAGGAGTCACCCAAACGATAACGAGTGAATAGCGTATACTAGACGTATACGCGTGTAGACTCAGAGAACGCGACTACGAGAGGACGTATGCCGGCAAAAGCAAAACCATCGGGTGGGGAAGTGCAGATTGTGCTGGCGAGAAGGCATCCGGGGCAGCAGGAGATCGTAATGCACCCGGCCCGGTTCAAGGTGGTGATGTGTGGGCGCCGGTTTGGGAAGACGGCGCTTGGCGTCCGGGAAGCCTGTGACGCGGCCTTGGCGGGGCAGCCGGTGGGCTGGTTTGCGCCGACGTACAAGTACGTCTTGGAGGTCTGGCGGGAGCTCCTGCAGCGCCTCAAGCCGGTGATCGGGCGGTCCAACGATCAGGAGCGCCGGATTGAGCTGGTCACCGGCGGGGTGATCGAAATGTGGACGATGGATACCCCGGATCCCGGCCTTGGGCGCAAATACAAGCTGGCGATCATCGATGAGGCGGGGATCGTCCCGGAGCTGCTGGACCTCTGGCAGCGGGCGATTCGCCCCACCCTGGTGGATTTGTCCGGTGGCGCCATGTTCCTGGGGACGCCCCGAGGGCGTCGGCACGGGTTTGTCGTGCTGTTTAACCGGGGGAACGACCCGAACGATCAGAACTGGGCCAGTTTCCGGGCTAAGACGCTGGATAACCCGTACATTCCGCCGGATGAGGTGGAATCCGCCCGCCGCGAGCTCCCCCCGGAGGTCTTTGCGCAAGAGTTTGAGGGCATCCCGACCGACGACGGCGCCAATCCCTTCGGGCTGGAAGCCATTCGGCGGGCAGTAGGACCGCTGAGTCCAGACCCAGTGGTGGTGTACGGGGTCGATTTGGCCCGGTCGATGGACTATACCGTGGTTGTCGGGCTGGATGCGTATAGAAAAGTGGCGTTTGTGGACCGATGGCAAACGTCATGGGCGGAAACGAAGCAGAAAATCCGCACCATTGTGGGCCAAACGCCGATTGTGGCGGACGCCACGGGCGTCGGAGACGCGATTGTTGCCGATTTGCAGGCGATGGGGGTGGATGTGACCCCCCATATCTTCACCCAGCCGTCCAAACTGCGCCTGATGCAGCGGTTGGTGGCCGCGTTCCAGGGGTCCGAACTGACGATTCCTGACGGCTGGCTGACCGGCGAGCTGGAATCGTTCGAGTTCATGTACACCGCGACCGGGGTGCGCTACGAAGCCCCCTCCGGGTTCCATGACGACGGCGTCATGGCCTTGGCGCTGGCCCTGTTTGGGTGGGACCGGGTGCAGGGGGTGGTGCCGGAAGCACCGCCGGGCTTGCGTTTTGTTGGCGATGACCCAAACTTGGATGTGGATAAGTCCGGCGACCTTGTGGACAACCGTCGGCGGGCCACAGCGGGCGACTTTGCGGCGCAACTGCCGGGAGGCTGGTGATGGCAAGCAAGAAGCGCGGGATGGAGGCCGTGATTGCCAAGACGGGCAAGCGGCGCATGATGGCCCGACGCAAAGGCCCGCCCGGTGTCGCCATCATGATTGCGATGGGACCGCCGAAGGGCATGAAAAAAGACGAATCGCCCGAGCTGAAGGACGAACTCGACGCCTCAAAGGGCGAGGGGATGTCCAAGGCGAAGAAGATCGCCGCGCTGGAAGAGAAGATCGGCTACTTGAAGGCCGAACTCGCCCTCCTCAAGGACGGGATGAACGACTCGGAGTACGAAGACGAGTCGGACATGGAGGAAGAGGACGAGATGGAGGACGAGGAGGACTAGTGGCAAAAACCCCGGCGTGGCAACGAGCAGAAGGGAAGAATCCCGAGGGCGGGCTCAACGACAAGGGCCGCGCCTCGCTTCGCGCCGAAGGGAAAGACATCAAGCCGCCCGTGAAGAAGGCGGAAGCGGCCCGTTCTGAGACGAGCGCCAAGCGCCGCATCGCGTTTTGTCGGCGCATGAAGGGCATGAAGAAGAAACTGACCAGCGCGAAGACGGCAAACGACCCCAACTCGCGCATCAACAAGAGCCTGCGGGCATGGGACTGCGACTGATGCTGAACTGGCTCAAGACGTGGTGGGCGCCGGGGGAGAACGCGCCAGAGATGCCGACGATGGAGCCGCAGCATCCACTGGATGTGGTGTGCGCGACCTACGGCGCGTCGTATCTGCGGGAAATCACGACCGATCACCAAGAAGTGCAGATCACCTTGATCCGCCCGGACGCGACCTTGTCCGCGACGGGCGCAACCACCGCCGATGCGGTCGCCAAGGTGGTGGCCAAGGCGGAGAAATGCTGGGGGGCGCTATGAACCGGCGGCTGTGGCAGCTCCAAAACGTCCCGCACCGGCTGCGCGGGTGGCAGGAAGAGGCCAAACGGCTGGCCAAGATCGGGCTCAACGCCGAACTCCGGGCGCGAGTCCGGAATCCGGACGGCGATTGGACCGATCTCGGGGTGGCGTCCCGCCGGGTCATCACGACCGTCGGGGCCGGGTTCATTGTGGATGCGTTCCAGAACCTGACCGAGCTGGAAACGATGAACTTCCACGATTCCGGCACCGGGA